TTACGGTCTTCTATAGCTAGGAGGCGGTATGCGGCGATATTACAAGGCAGGCGGGCGAGTTGATAAAGCTGGCATGGCTTGTAACAAGCCGCGTCGTACGCCTTCGCATCCCAAAAAATCGCACGTTGTTAAGGCGTGTGAGGGGGGCAAAGAGAAGGTAATTCGCTTTGGCGAGCAGGGTGCTAGCACCGCTGGTAAGCCGAAACAGGGCGAATCTGCCCGTATGAAAGCCAAACGTAAGTCGTTCAAGGCCCGCCACGGCAAGAACATTGCCAAGGGCAAAATGAGCGCGGCTTACTGGGCGGATAAGGTGAAATGGTGACGTCATGCCTGCAAAGTCCAAAAAACAGCGCAAGTTCATGGCGGCAGTCGCAAACAATCCGGCATTCGCTAAGAAGGTCGGGGTTCCCCAAAGTGTAGGAGAAGAATTCATGAAAACGAAAAAATATCAGCAAGGCCGTATGGTCGGCATGTCTGACCCTCGTGGTGAGATGATGATGGGCGGCAAGCGTGCTATGCCCGCGCCGAAAAAGCCGATGATGGAGCCTGAAGAAGCCGCTCCTCGTCAAATGATGGCAGGCAACGCTCGCCGTCGCCGTGCGGCGGATGCCGTCATGGGTACGGGTGCAGGTGCACCACGTCGCATGATGAAGCAGGGCGGCATGGCTAAGTCAGGCTACAAGTCCGGCGGCAAAGTCCGTGGCTGCGGCATGGCTCGCGGTGGCGCAGTTCGCCAGTGCAAAATGGTGAAGATGAAGGGTTCCTAATGCGCAGTTACTATCGCAATAGCTCCTGCGGCTGTGATTGTTGTAGCGGCAAAAGCTACAAAAAAGGCGGTGCGGTGAAAGACGCTTGCTACAGCAAGGTCAAATCGCGGTACAAGGTTTTCCCGTCCGCCTATGCTTCTGGGGCTATTGCGAAGTGCCGTAAGGTCGGCGCGAAAAACTGGGGTAATAAAGGGACTAAATAATGGCGGTACGCAAGACAGCTAAAGGTGCGGCACTCAAACGCTGGTTCAAAGAGGACTGGAAAGACGTGCGTACTGGTAAGGCTTGCGGTCGCAAAGAAGGGGAAAAGCGCGGAACGCCGTACTGTAGACCTACAAAGCGTGTGTCGAGCAAGACCCCTAAGACTAGCGGTGAAATGAGTTCTTCTGAGAAGAGCCAGAAAGTCGCCGAGAAGAAACGATTGGGGCAACCTGCGGGTAAACCACGGCGGGTGTCTCCTGCAAAGCGGAAGACTAAGAAATGACGACATCAGGTACCACCGCATTCAACATGGACTTCACGGAGATCGCTGAAGAAGCGTGGGAACGTGCGGGCCGTGAGATGCGTTCGGGTTACGACCTGCGTACTGCTCGTCGTTCCATGAACCTTCTGACTATCGAATGGCAGAACCGTGGCATCAACCTATGGACCATCGACGAAGGGTCGATCAATCTGGTTGCTGGCACGTCTGAATACACGTTACCAGCCGATACCATTGATTTGCTCGAACAAGTAATTCGTACAGGTCAAGGTAACGTTTCAACACAATCTGATCTTACGATAACTCGTATTAGCGTAAGTACTTACGCTTCGATTCCAAACAAGTTATCACAGGGCAGGCCAATACAAGTTTGGATCGAGCGTCTACGCGACGCCCCTAAGATTAACGTGTGGCCCGTCCCTGACTCGAATAACTATGTGTTCCGTTACTGGCGGATGCGCCGTATCGAGGACGCAGGAAGCGGTGTACAGACCGCTGACATGAACTTCAGGTTCCTCCCCTGCTTGGTAGCTGGACTGGCGTACTATATTGCCATGAAAGACCCACAGTTGGCGGAACGTATCCCTATGTTGAAGCAGGCGTATGAAGAGCAATTCATGCTTGCTGCTGGCGAAGACAGGGAGAAGACTCCGGCGCGGTTCGTGCCTCGTGCAATGAGGATTTAACATGGCAACTCAATTTGCATCGAGCCAGAAAGCGTTAGGCGTATGTGACGTTTGCGGGTTTACTTACAGACTACGTGAACTGCGGAATTTGATTGAAAAAGGGCGAGATACCAACCTCAAAGCCTGCCGAGAGTGCTGGAGTCCAGACCACCCACAGCTAAAATTGGGTGAGTTTCCAGTACACGACCCGCAAGCGTTGCGAGACCCGCGCCCTGATTCCAATCAATATGCTCAGAGCCGTGCTCTTATCCTACCAATGAAGTCCGTTGTAGGGACTGGATTTGTAGGTACAGTTACGGTAAACATTACATAGGAGTGTCAAAATGCGCAAAAAAGTGGCTAAACCTGCTAAGGCCAAAATGCAGAAGATGAAGATGGCGAAGGGTGGCGGCGTTAAAGTACGCGGCACCGGATGTGCAACGAAGGGCACTAAAGCCCGTGGACCGATGGCGTAACGTATGAACTATACCGAGCTGAAAACCAACATTGAAGACGTCACTGAGAACACGTTCACTGACGATCAGCTCGCTATGTTCACTCAGCAGGCCGAGCAGAAAATCTACAATACTGTTCAGATACCTGCACTGCGTAAGAACGTTACGGGCGCATTGACGTCGGGTATTAAGTATCTCGGGATGCCGACTGACTTCTTGTGGACGTACTCGCTAGCGGTCGTGGATGGTAGCGGCGATTACCACTACCTCCTGAATAAAGACGTAAACTTTATTCGGGAAGCGTATCCTAGTGCTTCGTCGCAAGGTTTGCCGAAACACTACGCGTATTTTGATGATAACTCGTTCATTCTGGGGCCTACCCCCGATGCAGCTTACGAGATGGAACTGCACTACGGGTATTATCCTGAATCCATCGTCACGGCGGGTACGACTTGGCTTGGCGATGAGTTTGACTCTGCACTACTTAACGGTGCTCTTATTGAAGCAATCCGCTTCATGAAGGGCGAACCTGACGTTGTGCAGATGTATGAGCGCTTGTATGTGCAATCGCTGAAACTGCTGAAAATGCTTGGCGACGGCAAACTTCGTGAAGATACTTACCGCTCTGGGCAGTTCAGAATGGAAGTAGAATAGGAGGCTAGAAATGGCAATTACTCAGGCAATGTGCACGTCATTCAAGAAAGCCCTTCTCGATGGTGAGATGGACTTTAGCTCGGATACGTCGCAGGTTTTTAAGATCGCTCTGTACACCTCGTCTGCTACGCTTGGCGCAGCAACGACCGCGTATAGCGCAACCAATGAAGTGTCCGGTACGGGCTATACTGCGGGTGGTAACACGCTAACCGTTGTGGCTCCGACGTCTTCTGGTACCACTGCGTACCTAGATTTCGCCGACACGACTTGGGCTACGGCAACGATTACGGCTCGTGGGGCGCTGATTTATCACGCTGACGGTGCAACGAATCCAGCAGTAGCGGTTCTTGATTTTGGTTCCGACAAGACTTCTACAGCGGGCGATTTTACGATCCAGTTCCCGACTGCGGATGCGTCGAACGCCATTATCAGGATCGCGTAGGGTGGGTAGATGGCGTCATCAACTACATACATAGGGTGGGGTGCTACCGCTTGGGGCCAAGGCTCTTGGGGTACGGACCTTATCGTTGTCGAAGTTGATGGCGTTCAGGCTACGGGTGCCACTGGCACCGTTGATGTATCGCTGGGGTGTACTGTATTCCCCACTGGTGTATCTACGACAGGGGCAGTTGGTACTGTTTCTGTTAGCGGCGCAGCTACCGTTCAGCCGTCTGGCCTTGAAGCCACTGGCAGTGTTGGTTCGGTAAGTGTTGTCGCAGAAGCAAACGTCTTCCCATCTGGCGTAGAAGCTACTGGGGAAACAGGAACTGTAGCGATTGTCGCGGAAGCAAATGTCTTCCCGACTGGTGTTGAAGCCACAGGTGCTGTAGGGACTGTAGACGTAAGCGCAGGGGCTGTGGTTGAGCCGACTGGTGTTGAAGCGACCAGCGTGCTAGGCACAGTCACTGTAACCGCCGACGCAAATGTGTCGGTAACGGGCGTAGCGGGGACGATAGCACTAGGTAGTGTTACCGTTGACGCGGCTGCAAACGTATATCCGTCAGGGCTATCCGCCACTGGCAGCGTAGGCTCGGTTAGCATTGTTGCCGAGGCTAACATCTACCCGATAGGGGTAAGCGCTACAGGTAGAACTGGAACCGTATCTATCTCCGGTGACGCAATCGTCCCGACGGCAGGTCTGTCTGCCACTGGTTCTACGGGCAACGTCTTTGTCGCG